ATTAATGCAAAACATCGTTATAAACCCATTTCAAGAACTTTTAATTGATGCCCTTGATAAAATACTTGCTTTTAATGGTATTGCTTTAAACCTATACTTTAAGACCTTACAGCCTTTACAATTTATGGATTTAGAGAATGTTAAAGATGCTGAAACAAGAGAGGAAGAAACTGGTATTAAAATGAGTAAGGTTTTTAACGATTTAGAAGAATTTGGAGAAGATGAGGACTTGGAGGAATGGGAATTAATAGACGAAAGAAAGGTTGATTACGATTCAGAAGATGAGTTAGACGAACAAATAAAAAAATTAAACGAAAAGAATCCAAGTCTTTTATCAAAAATATGGAACTTTGCAACAACTGGAATTGCAAGACCAAATGCAAAAAGTACTCAAGACGGAAAAGAACCGAATTTTGGATTACAATACAAAGTAAGGTATCAATATGCACCATTAAAGGCATCTGATAATAGTAGGGAATTTTGCAAAAAAATGGTAAAAGCAAAAAAAATATATCGCAAAGAAGATATACAACAAATGAGCCAAAGAGCAGTCAATGCTGGATGGGGTTTAAATGGTGCTAGTACCTATGATATTTGGCTATATAAAGGTGGTGGGGATTGTCATCATTTTTGGATGCGAAAAACTTACATTGCAAAAGGTTCAAGATTAAAACCAGACGTTGGTAATCCAAAAGCAGAAATAAGTGTAAACAAGGCAAGAAAAGCTGGTATAAACCCCCCAGTAAATGCAGAAGAAGTTGCAATGCGACCAACTGATATGCCAAATAATGGATTTGTAAACAAGAAAAGATAATATGGCAACAGCACTATTTATAAGTAGAACAGATTTAGTAAAAAATACTGTGATTTCTGGAAGCACAGATACAGATTCTTTTATTCAGTTCATTAAGATTGCACAAGAAATACACATACAAAATTATTTAGGAACTAAATTGTATGATAGAATTTCTGCTGATATTATAGCAGATACATTAACTGGCGATTATTTAGAACTTGTAACGGATTATATTCAACCGATGTTGATTCACTATGCTATGGTTGATTTTTTACCATTTGCAGCGTATCAAGTTAAAAGTGGGGGTATATTTAAACACACTTCTGAAAACGCAGAAACAGTATCAAAAGATGAGGTTGATTATTTGGTACAAAAAGAAAGAGAATTTGCAGAATATTACACAAGACGATTTGTAGATTTCATTTGTTTTGATAGTTCAAAGTTCCCAGAGTATTTAGACAATCAAGATTCTGATGTGTATCCAGATAAAAATGTAAGCGGTTCAAATTGGGTACTATAATGAAAGGATATAAACCGAAACAAATAAACATTGTTAAATTGGAAAAGTATTTAACTAAAAAAGAAAAAGATGGCAAACGAAATATACAATAGCACTTGGTTTGGTAATACAATTGAAACTGCATCTTCTATTGGTACATCAACAGAAATGATACAAGGACAATTCAATATGAATGATAGGCAAGAAGTTGAAGCAAAAAAATGTTTGGCTGATGCAATACATACAATAGGAATACAAGATACACAAAATTAAAAACAATGGCAAAACCAACATTAGCATTAATACCCGCAACACAAGGAAGCAAATTTTACTCCGTATTACCATCAAATGGTGTAGGGGATTTTGACTTTACAAGAAGTGGCTCGGCAACAAGAATAAATAAAGACGGATTAATAGAAACAGTTTCAAATGGTGTTTCAAGATTAAACTACCCTTTAGTTGATGGGGTTGTAAATGGTTGCCCAAGTCATTTGTTAGAACCTACTAAACAAAATGTATTGCAAAGAAGTGAAGAATTTGATAATGCGTATTGGATAAATAATGGAGTTACTATAAATGCCAATCAAACTATTTCGCCAAGTGGACAATTAAATGCTGATTTATTAACTGGAGTTAGCGGAGGTTTTGGAGTTGTTAGGTTTTCAACTTGGAGTGCTACAAATAAAGTTGCGAGTTGTTTTGCTAAAAAAGGCAGTACGAATTTATTTAAAATAGCAAACGTATCATCTTCAAATAGATATGTTCTTTTTGATTTAAGTAATGGAACTGTATCTGAAGAATCTGTTGGTTGGACTGGTTTTATTGAAAATTATGGAAATGGTTGGTATAGATGTACAGCAATAAGCAATAATGAAACTGGTACATTTTCTTTAGGTGTTACTGCTGCAAGTGAAAGCGTTTATATGTGGGGTGCTCAATTAGAATCTGGATACAAAACAAGTTACATACCAACCACAACGGCAGCCGTCACTCGTTCAGCTGAAACTGCTACTGATTCTGCAGATGCAGCTACTTTTAATTCTTTAGAGGGGGTATTGTATATTGAAACAAGTGCTTTATCTAATGATTTAAGCGAAAGACGTTTTGGTCTTTCAGATGGCACAAGCTCTAATGTTATTAGAGTTGGGTATACAAGCGTATCTAATATAATTATTGCAGTCGTATATAATGGAAGTAACCAAGCTGTTATGACGTACACGTCTTCGGATATAACACAAAACAGTAAAATCGCAGTTAAATATAAAGAAAATGATTTTGCTTTATGGGTTGATGGTGTTGAAAGAAGTACAGATACAAGTGGTTCAGTTTTTTCTGAAAATACATTAAATTCTTTGGATTTTAATATAGGTGGTGGTAGTCATTTTTATAGTAAAACAAAAGATATAAGAGTTTACAACACCGCTTTAACAGACCAAGAATTGCAAACACTAACAACAATATAATGAATATAGGAAAATATAAATTCGACAGTAAAGAAGCAGCACTTAAAAAGACTAATTCTTTAGGTACTGCAACAGACGAGAACGGAAACGAATACCCAACACATAAACACACAATCGTTCATTTAGGTAATATCGTTTTAGAACAAGCAGTAATTGACGAAGATGGAGAAGTAGAAACAGAAGCGGTCCTATCAGAAGATTGGCACGTTGATGTTTTATGGAATGGATTAGAACCTAACGAAGATGGAACAATTGACCATCCGTATGGTTGGAAGTCAAAAAGTGTTAATATTGATGGAGATGGTGTACACGCTTTCTTTGGATTAAGCTACGATGCTTTAAAATTCTAAATTTTGACAATGCAAGATATAAAAATAGCAGCAATTAATCTACTAACATTTACCGTTAGCTTTTCAAATATTGAACAATGGTTAAAAATATCTTTATTAGTTGTTTCTATTGTTTATACTGTATTGAAAATATTTAAACTAAAAGAACCAAATGAAGCTGACAAATAATTTTAATTATTAGTTTTTTTCACTATATTGCTATATGAGAAAAGATAAAGATGGTAATTTAAGTAAAATTTATAAAACAAATAAGGATAAAGCAGAGAAGAGTGCGTTTAATTCGTTAAAAGATATTCCTAATAGTCGATTAATTAGTGTTTATATAGGGGATTATGATTGCTATATGGCAAAATATGAAATTGAAGGCAATGAATATAATTCAAGAGTTTCTTATTTAAGAAAATCTAATTTTATAAACAGTGGATTATTAAAAGGGTCGTTTCTATATGCTTTTTATAGTGATAGTGAGTTACTATACATAGGTAAATCAAGTAGTTTAAATATGAGATTATCTGGGCATTTTTGTGAAGGTAAAGGAAGGGAGAAATGGAAAGACGATGTTACTGATATTAAAATTGCTAAATTATCTTCATCAGATATGCATATACTTGAACCTTATTTAATAATTAAATATTCTCCAAAATATAACAAGGATTTTAAAAAATCAAGTGGATTAACAATAGATTTGCCAACTCCAAATTTTAGAGGTATTTTATTTAATAGTAGTGATATAGTTTTAAGTGGAAATAGATTTTTAGGATATTATGAATAAATTAAGTAAGAATTTTAATAAATCAGAATTTGATTGTAGTTGTGGATGCGATATGCCATTAAAGGTTTTGCATAACGTTCAGAAGTTAGCAAACCAATTACAAGCACTACGAAACGTTGTCGGTACTCCAATTAAAATCAATAGTGGATATAGGTGTCCAGATTATAACGATAATGTCGTAAAAGGGGCTAAAAACAGTCAACACAAGCTTGGCAAAGCTGCGGATATTGTTATTAATGAAATGATGCCTCAAGAAACATTTGAATTGGTTGATTTGTTAATTAACGAGGGCGAGTTGTTGCAAGGTGGTTTGTCTGCATACGCTACATTTACACACTACGATATAAGAAAAACAAAAGCACGTTGGTAATGGAAATAAACTTAATTTTATTAGTGCCAGATGCAATGATTATAGGATGGCAATATTACAGACCAGATGATAACTTTAACTATTCAGAGGTAAATATATTTTTATTCTTTGGACAGTTACAAATAAGATGGAATAAAGATGAATAAAATATTAAGTTGGTTTACTGGTGGAGTTGTTAAAGAAGTAGGTAACGTAATAGACAAGTTATTTACTAGCGAAGAGGAGCGTATAAATGCCAAAAACGAAATGTTAAAGGTGTTAAAAGAGCAACAGTTAGAGTTACAACGTTTACAGACAGATGTAATTTTAGCAGAAGCAAAAGGTAATTGGTTGCAAAGAAGTTGGAGACCTATCTTAATGTTAGCGTTTGGTTTTATTGTTATTTATGTGAAATTTATTGCACCATTGTTTGGATTACCTATTCCAGCTTTGGAAAATGAATTTTGGGATTTACTACAATTAGGTATTGGAGGGTATGTAGTTGGTAGAAGTGTTGAGAAAGTAGCTGGTAATATTACAGTAAATAAAAAATAATTTAAGTTTTTCTTTTTTATTTAAAAAAAAATATATAAATTTGTAATTTATTAAAAAATACCTATTATAATATTATAAAAATATATTTATAAAAATAAGTATAAAAAAATTATTATATATAAGTATAAAAATATAAAAATAAATATAAGATATATGAACTCTATTCAATTAAAAAAAACTGACAAAAAAGATTATTATAGATTGCTTTTAAATGGTGTTGATGTAACTGGCGAACAAGAAAGAAGTGTATTTAGGCACATCATTGAAGTTTTAGATAATAGTATCAACGTAGGTTTGTAATGCCTAAAAAAGCAAGTAGGAAAACGATAGTTAAAAAGTTAGATGCAATCTTTAGTATTTACATAAGGAGAAGATATGCAAAGGATGATATAGCTGAATGCGTTACTTGTGGTAAGCAAGACCATTGGAAGAGTTTACAAGCAGGACATTTTATGAGTAGAAAACATTATGCTACTCGATGGGATGAAGATAACGTAGAGGTTCAATGTATGGGTTGCAATGTTTATAGATACGGAGAACAATATAAGTTTTCAAAACACATAGGAGAAACTAAAGCAGATGCTTTACTTATTAAGAGTAGGCAGATACAAAAGTTTTCAGATATAGAGTTATTAGAAATGATAGAATATTATCAAAATAAAGTTAATAACTTATAATTAAATTAAAAAGATATATATAAATAAATGACTATATTTGACTGTCATTAGAATTACTTTTCTCAATTTTTGTCTTTTTAAAAAAGGGTTACTTTAATTAGTAGCTCTTTTTTTTTGTACCTGTTTAAAAATAATTAACATTTTTTGTTGGTAATTAAAATATTTGTTTTATATTTGTTGCATAGTTAGTAATTAAGCTAATTATTAAAAGACAAATTATGACATTAATAGACAAACTTAAACCCGAGTACAAAGAAGTATTTCAGAAAAACAATTTAGAATACCCTGCACTTGTTGAAAGAATTACAAACTGTTTTGAGCAGTTAGAATATGTATCAGATATTCCTTTTGGTATTTGGATTGACATTAAATTCTTTACCAATGTATTTAGTCCTTTTGAATTATTCACAGATAATATATAATTATGACAGAAAGTAATTGTTGCGGTGCATTACCGCTATGGGAATCAGATATATGTTCTGATTGTGGAGAACACGCAGAATTTGATTATACAGATGAAGATAATATTTAAAAAACTAAAACAATGGTGGGACAAGATAAAAGTATTGAAACGATAAACCAAGCAGCTTGGGATAAGTTGAAGCTGCAAATAGAATATCATTTAAAACAAGACCCTAACTTAACAGATATAAATATTAATTATCAAGTTAGAATACCAAGTTATGGAACAAGGAATTATTTAAAGTTGAGTG